GGCCACAAGGTGCTCGTGGTGTCAGATCGAGTTCATTTCTTGAAGAGCTGCGCCGAACTGACTGGTGAGAATTCTATATGTGTTACGGGCGAGGTACCGCACGAGCAAAGAGAAGAACTCATAAGTGAAATCTTACATGGAAGCAAGAATATTTTATACGGCACTCAAGCTATTTTCAGCGAAGGCATATCTGTGAATACATTGAGTTGTCTTATTCTTGCAACTCCTATTAATAATGAGCCACTACTTACACAGCTTATCGGTCGAGTAGTTCGCAAACACGATAATAAAAGAGATCCGGTAATTATTGACATTCATCTCAAAGGCAAGACAGCCCAACGACAAGCATCCAACAGGATGGGCTACTACATGAAACAAGGTTATTCAATTAAACAGCTTTGAACGTAGAAAAATAGTTCTTGACTTTTGCATCAAATGAGAGTATAATATGTTGTTCTATAATTGGGAAAAGATATTTGAATCATCTGAAGGGAACCCTCAGACGATGTATTCCATTGTCAAAATGATGTATCTTAATGAAATACCTAAAAACAAATATGACAAAATTTATAAATATGCTAATAAGAGCTTTATTGGACAGTCCTTTTTACTACATCCAGATGTACTACTGTACAATTCTTATAAGCATAGCTTTCGCGAGATAGCCCAGTATCTTGCTTTAGCTTCTGTCCGCCCTTACGTGGACTATGTAACAACTGGGGAACTTACTCTAGATCTTGACCTTGTTGAGATACCACTAGAGCTTTTTACAGACAACAGCCTACTACATGTAGAAGATGGTAAATTACATTTTTTATATGAAGAAGTCAAACAGGAGAATATACACTAATGGCACTATCATTCAACAAAGCCGCTGGCGGCGCTAAAAAATCTTCCCTTACTTCCTATTCTTACCGCGATGGAGACAACGAAGTTCGTCTCGTCGGAGATGTACTTGCACGGTATGTATACTGGCTAGAAGGTAAAAACGGCAAGAACATTCCTTTCGAGTGCTTGTCTTTTGATCGCAACGAAGAGCGATTTAACAATCTTGAAAAGGACTGGGTACGAGAGTTCTACCCCGATCTGAAGTGTGGCTGGAGCTACGCAATGCAGTGTCTTGATGGCGGTGAAGTAAAAATCATCAACCTCAAGAAGAAGCTCTTTGAAGCTATCTTAACTGCGGCAGAAGATCTTGGGGATCCTACTGACCCAGAAACAGGCTGGGACGTTAAGTTCAAGCGTGTTAAGACGGGACCTTTGCCCTACAACGTAGAGTACCAGTTACAAGTACTCAAGTGCAAGCAACGTGCTCTCAGCGAGAATGAGCTACAAGCAGTTGCAGACTTAAAGTCTATGGACGATGTTATGCCCCGTCCTACTCCCGACGCACAGAAAGCACTTCTTGAAGAGATTCGTGAAGATGCAGCGGGCGATATTGATGAATCTTTGGAAGATGAGTTCAAGATCGGATGATTTTATTTACGGCAGACTGGCATATAAAGCTAGGGCAAAAGAACGTACCTCGTGATTGGGCGATAAAGCGTTATCAATCATTTTTTGAACAAGTACATAGTTTAGAAAAGCAGTGCAATATGCACGTTATTGGTGGTGACTTATTTGACCGTCTGCCGAACATGGAAGAGTTGGAGCTTTACTTTGAGTTTATATCAAAGGTGAGTATCCCAACTCTTATCTATGACGGAAATCACGAAGCTACAAAGAAAAACAAAACATTTTTTACACAGCTAAAGAAAGTATCGCGAGAGATTAACCCACTCGTAAAAGTAGTTGATATGTCATACTACGACAATGACTTTGGGTTTGGAGTACTGCCCTATGCAGATCTTCATCGTAAAAATTCTATTGAACTGTTTGATCCAAAGAAGCCTTTGTTCACTCATGTTCGCGGAGAAATACCTCCACACGTCAAGCCAGAGGTGGACTTAGACAGGTTCGAGGATTTCCCTGTAGTTTTTGCAGGAGACCTACACGCACATAGCAATACTCAACGAAATATTGTATACCCCGGTAGCCCTATGACAACTTCATTTCATAGAAATGAGGTACAGACTGGCTACCTCTTAATAAACCCAAGAGATTGGTCATGGATGTGGGACGCTTTTGAGCTACCACAACTTATTCGTAAAACAGTATCAGACCCAAGTGAGATGATACCAACGGACTTCCATCATACAATCTATGAGATAGAAGGGGACATACAAGAGCTCGCAAACGTAAAAAACAACGAACTTCTTGATAAGAAAGTTGTAAAACGAAGTAGTGAAGCTACTCTCGTAATACAGAAAGACATGAGCATTCAAGAAGAATTAGTAGAGTATCTATCCTATATTTTGGAAATACCAGAAACAAGGATACCAGAAATAGTAGGTATATTTAATGATTACGCTGCAAAAGTTGAAATGGAGTAATTGTTTTAGCTATGGGCCTGACAATGAGCTAGATCTCAGTGATAATACTGTAACGCAAGTTCTTGGCACTAACGGTATGGGCAAGTCGTCCATACCGTTAATTATTGAAGAGGCACTGTACAACAAAAACTCGAAAGGTATTAAAAAAGCAGATATACCCAATAGATACGTAAATGCAGGATACCATATACATCTTGAATTTGCGAAAGATGGAAAAAAGTATGATGTCGTTATTGATCGGAAGTCTAGTATTAAGCTTAAGTTGCTGGAAAATGGAGAAGATATTAGTTCTCATACAGCGACCAATACATACAAGACACTCCAAGATATTATTGGAATCGACTTTAAAACCTTCTCTCAGTTGGTATATCAAAACACAAATAGTAGTCTACAGTTTCTTACTGCGACAGATACGAACCGCAAGAAGTTTCTCATTGATCTTCTCCACTTAGAGCATTATGTTCGACTTTTTGATCTATTTAAAGAAGAAGCTCGCAAGAGTACGTTAAATCTTAATAGTATTGAATCGAAAATAGCGACAATTGAAAAGTGGTTAAACGATAACAAATTGAGCGATACATCCATACTGCCTCTGTCTGAAATTTCTATTGAGACGGAAGGTGACGAGAAGGAACTCGCCAACCTTATGGTTGAAATTAAAAATATCTCTGAGAAAAATAAAAAGATTTCTCAGAATAATACTTACAGAGACATGCTGTCTAAGATAAATATCGAAGAAGCACAAAACTGTGAAGTAACCGAGCTACAATCATACGATGAGTTTCAAAGCGAGTTAGGAACCTTAAGCGGGGTCGTAACGGGGTCAAGAACTATTTTACACAAGATGAGTAAATTAGGAGATCACTGCCCCACTTGTGAGCAATCTGTAGATAGTTCTTTTAAACAATCATTAATTGATGCAGAGGCAAGAAAAGTTGCCGAAGCGAGAGAAAGACAAGATGAAATTGAACGAAGAATATCAGAAATTAAACAAAACAATGCAAAGTACCAATCTTCTAGAAAAATTCAACGAGATTGGGAAGAGTTGTTTCGAAGCATTGACAACAATCTTCCGGCATCTCCTTTGGATCCTGCGGAGCTTAAAAGTCGGGCTCGTGGAATTCAGGAGAGAATACAGAGTGCAAAGGATGAACTTGTTCGACTCACACGAGAAAATGAAACAATCACTAAACGAAACACCAGAATCCAAGTAATACTTGAGCAAACAGAAGAGTTTGAAAGCGAACTATTTGAACTACAGGAGCTTCTTGATTTAGAAGGAGCAACGGCAAGCCATCTCGAAGTACTAAAGAAAGCCTTTAGTACAAATGGGTTGCTTGCATACAAGATAGAGAATTTGGTAAAAGAGTTGGAAGAACTCACAAATCACTACCTAGCAGAATTATCCGATGGTCGTTTTACTTTGGAGTTTGTAGTATCAAATGATAAACTTAATGTGCAAATCACTGATAATGGTAACATTGTGGATATTCTTGCTCTCTCTAGTGGAGAATTGGCAAGGGTGAACACAGCTACTCTTATTGCGATACGTAAATTGATGAGTAGTATATCGAAGTCTCAAATTAATATTTTGTTCTTGGACGAAGTAATTAACGTGCTGGATGAAACAGGGCGTGAAAAATTAGTAGAGGTACTTTTGGGAGAAGACTTGAATACTTATGTTGTGAGCCACGGCTGGACTCACCCTCTACTCGATAAAGTCGAAGTAGTCAAGTCAGGTAATGTAAGCAAACTGGAGTATTAATGGGACATGCTAGGCGTATGCAAAATAATCGTCGCAGACAAATTTGGGAAATGATAAAGGAGAAAGACAATGAGCGATCCAGAAATGACTCTGACAACAGGCTTCCTGATGGCAGAGAATATGAAACAGTACTTGAAGGGCAAGATTCTGTACCACGAAACGAACGTACAAATTTATTTTAAGAATCCTGTAGGTATTGGAGAGCACCCTGATATAATGGCTGCTATTGAAGAAGAGCTTTCAAAAGTAGCAGAGTATAAAGAAAAGTTAGACACGTTAACGCATTTAACGAGGCTACTATGGTAGATAGTAGAGCAAAAGGCGCTAGGGGTGAGTATCTAGTACGAGATATGTTGCGCGACTCTACAGGGCTACAGTTTGAAAGAGTACCAGCATCAGGCGCTCTTGAGTACTTAAAAGGAGATTTGTATGTACCTCATGCAAAGAATCGTTTTTGTATTGAAGTGAAGAACTATGAAAAGTCACCTCTTTCAGATAAAATATTTACAGCACCTAGAACAAACAATTTAATTAAATGGTGGAAGAAGCTAATACAACAAGCAGAAGGCGGCAACCAGGAGCCTTTATTGTTTTTTAAATACAATCGGTCAGAGGTATTTGTTGTAACTGCACTTCTTCCTGAATTCACAGACCACTGGATACATATTGAGTGGTTAGACTGCTATGTACTTCTAGCGAAGACATGGCTAGCAGAAGAAAAAGTAGAGTTTATACATGGCATTTAATCTTACAGATAAGATGATTAATGATGATGCCAACTCTACTCTAATCGTAGATGCTTTAAATCTAGCGTTTCGCTGGAAGCATCAGGGCCGTACTGATTTTCGATACGATTATCAAAGTACAGTAAAAAGTTTGGCTAAATCATATGATTGTAAGGACGTTATCATTACCGCAGATTGGGGGTCATCAACTTATCGTAAGGCGATTGCCCCCGACTATAAGCAAAATAGAAAAGATAAGTTCGCTGAACAATCAGACGCAGAGAGACTCGCATTCGAAGAGTTTTTCGAAGAGTTCGAAGCAAGCCTCGAAGTGCTCGCAGAAGACTACCCAGTCCTTAGATATAAGGGTGTAGAAGCTGACGATATTGCAGCACATTTAGTAAGACACAAAGGTAAGTACGATTTAGAGTATATTTGGTTGATTTCAAGTGACCGAGACTGGGATCTACTCATTCAAGAGAATGTAGGTAGATTTTCATATGTCACTCGACGAGAAGTGAGATTAGATAACTGGAAAGAACATTATGATGTTGACCCAGACCTCTATATCTCAATGAAGTGTTTGACAGGAGATAAAGGCGACAACGTAGCAGGTATTCCTGGCATTGGCCCGAAGAGAGCAACACAGCTCATTGAACAATACGGCGATGCAATGGATATTTATAATGCGGTTCCTATATCAAGTAAATATAAGTACATTCAATCTTTGAATGAAAATGCAGAACAATTGCTCGTCAACTACGAGTTAATGGATTTAATTACCTACTGCGATGATGCAATAGGTGCAGACAATATTGAAGATATTGGGCGAGTGATAAATGAATATAGAAATTGATTTTAGACGAGACCGCTATCTCTCTGAGTTTAGTATAAAAACTCTACAAGATAGATACTTAGTAAATGGAGAAGGTTCTCCACAGCAGGCCTTTGCTCGTGCAGCAGAAGCCTTCGCGGACGACGAAGCCCATGCTCAACGACTGTACGACTATGCTAGTAAATTATGGTTTATGTTCAGTACCCCTATTCTCAGTAATGGCGGGACTAAGCGTGGTTTACCTATTAGTTGCTTTCTCAATTACGTGGATGATAGTAGGAGAGGTATTACGGACCACTATACAGAAAACGCTTTTCTTTCTTCTGTTGGCGGCGGGGTCGGCGGGTACTGGGGAGATATACGTTCAGTTGGTTCTAAAACCTCTAATGGATCGGAGTCTACCGGCGTAATACCTTTTATGAAAGTTGTAGATGCAGAAATGCTCGCATTCTCGCAGGGAGTTACCCGTCGGGGAAGCTACGCGGCATATCTGCCGATGAATCATCCCGAAATCGAGGAGTTCTTAGATGTACGAAAGCCTACTGGCGGTGATATTAACCGTAAGTCGACTAATCTTCATCATGGAGTTGTTATTCCTGATGCTTTCATGGAGCTGATTGAAGGAGCGACAAAAGAAGAAGGATTTGATGATAGTTGGGAGCTAACCGATCCTCATTCAGGGCATGTAACAAAAACTGTATCAGCGAAGACACTTTGGGTAAAATTGATACAAAACCGTGTCGAAACTGGCGAGCCTTACATTATGTTTGGCGACACAGTACAAGAAGCACTTCCAGACTGTCAGAAAGACTTAGGACTACAAGTACACCAATCTAATCTATGTAGTGAGATTACACTTGTTACAAACGAAGACCGAACAGCAGTATGTTGTCTATCAAGTGTAAATCTGGAGGAGTATGACTCTTGGAGCAGTGATCCTCAATTTATTCCAGATCTAGTACGAATGTTAGACAATGTACTTACTTACTTTATTGCTCATGCTCCAAATGAGCTGGAGAAAGCACGTTTCAGTGCGGAGAAGGAGAGAAGCATTGGCTTGGGGGCGATGGGGTTCCATGCCTATTTACAACGGCACAACATTCCGTTTGAATCGGCAATGGCGAAAGGACGTAATATGGCTATGTTCTGGCACATTAAGTCAGCTGCGGAGACTGCTAGTAGAGCTCTTGCAGTGGAGCGCGGAGAAGCGCCTGATGCACAAGGCACAGGTATGCGTAATTGTCACTTGTTGGCTATTGCTCCAAACGCTTCGAGTAGCATTATCTGTGGCAACACTAGTCCTAGTATCGAGCCTTACCGTGCTAACGCATACACACAGAAAACTAAAAGTGGTACCTCTTTACAAAAGAACGAGTATCTCGAAGATCTTCTCCGAGAGCTAGGAATGGATAATGATGAAGTTTGGAAGAGTATTGTTACAAATGGTGGATCAGTAGCACATCTAGATTTTTTAGATGACTGGACAAAAGATGTGTTTAAAACCGCAGTAGAAATTGATCAACGCTGGGTAATTGACATGGCATCAGACCGGCAAAAACACATTTGTCAGAGCCAGTCTCTGAATGTCTTCTTCCCTGCAGACGTATCAAAACAGGAGCTTCATGCTATACATATGCAGGCATGGAAGCAAAAAGTAAAAACGTTGTACTACTTACGAAGCGAAGCCTACAAGCGAGCAGAAAAAGTATCCGACGAGGCACTGCGTCAACGTATATTCGATTCCATGGATGAAAGTGCGTGTCTGGCGTGTGAGGGATAAAATATGGAAGTAGAAATCTATGGATCAGAAGGATGCGGTTTTTGTGATAAAGCCGTAGAACTTGCAGAAGAGTTGTGTATTGATTACACTTATATTGATGCAAATAAAGCAGTACAAGAATTTAGTAGATTATTTCCCGGCGCTAAAACTGTTCCTCAAATACGTGTGAACGGTGAGTGGGTCGGAGGATACAGCGACTTCGAAGAAGTCATGGAGTACATTTAATGAATCTTCTCACAGAAAGAGAATACTACAAACCCTTTAATTACCCTTGGGCATTTGAGCACTATAAAACCCAACAGCATATGCATTGGTTACCTGACGAAGTTAACCTTGCAGATGATTTGAGAGACTATCGTGAAAAACTTACGCCAGGTAACAAACAGCTTATTAACCAAATATTTAGATTCTTTACACAGGCCGATGTTGATGTATGTTGTGGTTATGCCAAGCATTACCTACCTACATTCAAACAGCCTGAAGTAAGAATGATGCTTTCTGCTTTTGCCGCGATGGAAGCAGTGCATCAAGAAGCATATTCATTACTCCTAGAAACTCTCGGGTTTGGAGATGATGAGTACCAAAAGTTCATGGAGCATAAAGCTATGATGGACAAGCATGAGCACTTGTCTAACTTTGGTATGGATACCAACATGAACATCGCAAAGACTATGGCAATCTATAGCGGCTTCACAGAAGGCGTACAATTGTTTAGTAGTTTTGCGATTTTGCTCAACTTCCCTCGTCACAACTTAATGAAAGGCATGGGACAAATCGTTACGTGGTCTATTCGGGATGAAACACTCCACGTAGAAGGTATGTCTCAGCTATTCCGAACTTTCATTGCGGAGAATCCTGAGTTGTGGAATGACGAGTTGAAGTATGAAATCTACTGCGCTGCAGAGCGTACTGTAGAATTAGAAGATGCTTTTATTGATCTGTGTTTTGAGGGTGCGGACGTACCAGATCTCACAGCGGGAGAAATCAAAGAGTATATTCGATACATTGCAGACCGAAGACTTCTTGGCCTAGGAATGAAGAAGATTTTTGGTAGCGAAGAGAACCCTTTACCGTGGCTTGACTATATGTTAAATGCGGTAGAGCACACTAACTTTTTTGAAAATCGTGCCACCGAGTACGCTCGAGCAAGTACTACGGGTAACTGGCAGGATATATTTAAATAGGATTCTATTATGACAGATATACAAGAAAAACCCACTCTAACTTTCAATGACAAAAATTATGTTCTTGAAGATCTGAGTGATGCAGCAAAGTATCTTGTGGGCCAACTTCAAGACTTAGCACAGCAAGGGCAAGCGACTCGCGCTCGCCTTGATCAAATCGAAGTTGCACGAGAAGGCTTTAACGCTCGTCTAGAAGAGGAGCTTGGCAAGGACTCTGAGGAATAGTTATGCAGATTATAAATGAAAATGACGTTCCTACAGTTGTAATTGGTGGAGAGCATCATGAAATTGAAAAAATGAATGAAGCTTCCAAGTATTACGTAGATCAAATTCATGATCTAAATATGCAATTAAGACAGATAAAAGGAAAAGCTCACCAATTTGAAATAGCAAGATCCGGCTTTATCAATTTATTGAAAGAAGAAATCGCTATGCAAAATGAACTTATGAAGGGAGGCGAAGATATGCCTACTGAAGAGGCACCAGAAGGTGACGAAGGTCAAGAATAATGGTGTAAGTATTCCCTTACTTCCAGAGGAAGAATGGGAAGAAGAAGGAGGTCATATGGGGTATAAAGAGCCTGTAGTACCACCGCAAGAGCCTACAAGCTCTGCAGTAGACTACAGTAACTTATCTGAGGTAGCAATTTCGTACCTTGCTCAAATTCAAGACTTGCAAGAACAATTAGAGCAAGAGAATTTGAAAGTACAAAGACTTGAAATGGCTATACGAGGTTTTAGTATGGCATTACAAGAAGAGTTAGAAGGGGCTGAATAGCCCCTTTTTTATTAGAAAGTATCCAAGTTTGTAACATAAGTTTGAGTGTATAAAGACTGTGCAGGAGTGCTTACCGTCAGTCCTGCATTCTGAGAAAGCCCACTCGTAGTGTAAAGAACCTTAGTACTATCTGTAGTATGTTGTGCTTCATTCGAAGTTGAACTGCTAAAATCGCCTAATTGTAATTGGTACACGGGATCAGTCCCGAGCGCTGTTTCATTGTAAGCCGTACCAGGATCAATAGAAGTAATAAGTGTATCCGGTTTGGAGCTATTGTTGTAATAATTTGAGTATTGATCCCTATTATTCGTCAGTGTAATGAGCTTTCCTTCGCTATTCAGCGCTGTAGCCACCGCCGCAACATTAGTAAGTCCGTTCCCTCTACTAATAAAGTTATTTTCCATTTCTCGATAGTTATTGTTATAAAGTTTCATATATCCTGCACGCCATTGATTAGCAACTGTAGTTCTATTAGCAGTAACAGGAATATAAGCATTATAAGAACTATCTACAGCTACTTTTCGTGCTGACCCGTTTACAGCAAATTTTGGGTCTGCGTCGTTTTGTTGAGGAATATATGTATATATAGTATCCCCAATTTTACTTCCAGTAGTTGCATTAATAAAATCTATTCGAAGAGTGTTTCTCGAATTAGAGCCCCCAAGAGTAGTGTATTCATCAGAAATTACTGCTAGTTTAATGTTGGAGACTTGAAAATACAAACCCATGCCGTACATGGAAGGATTCCCCGTAGTATCCGTGGGAGACGCCTGTCTTCTCCAAGTTGTTGAACCATTCGAAGAAGCAACTTTATACACTGCAGGAGCTCGCCTATAGGCTCCTCCAGCCACTCGAACACTGTCGTTTCCCATAAGGTAAACATAGTTATTATCTGCGCACGCTAGTGATATGTGGTTGTCTTCACGGTCAGTTGACGTTGAGCCAATTTCTTTTTGCCACTGAACAGTTCCAGAGGTATTAAATTTCATTAATAATAAATCGCTACCCCCTGAGCCTCCAGATAAGTCGGTATATGAAGAAGTACCTGCTACAAAAATAGAGTTATTGTCGGGAGAAACTACAACGTCATATAACTTAGTAGGATAACTATTACTGCCTGAGTCAATTCTTCGTTGCCAAGAGATTGCTCCAGCAGTTGT